ATTAACGTTACCTAAACCTTGAATAGCTGCTTGTAGCGTTGCTGCTGTGTAAGCTGCTGTTGGGTAAACTGCAAGACTGAAGTCAACTGTGTTGTTTGTGTTGTCAACTTGATAGAATGCAACGGTAGCTGTTTGTTGGATTGTTTGCAGAATTGTCTGTAACGCTCCGTTAACACCGGCTTGGTTGAAAGCTGAATTGCCTAAACCAACTCCGAAAAAGTCCAGTTTTGGACCTGCGAAATTAACTGGTGTACCAGCTGGTGCGTATGCTGTATTTGCTGATAACTGTGGGCCGTTAAGGGTATCAGTTGCAAATACTGGTTGCGAACCACCGCTTACTAAAGTAATGTATGCCATTTTTTAAATCTCCTAGTTTGTGGAATCAATGTTCCTACTTTTATTTAGTCAAAATATAAAAAATGGCTATTATGGGTTAAATTATATATAGTTTTGGCGATTGTTACGGGTAAATGCAAAACGGTTAACCAGTTTACTGATTCCACCTGGTGAGGCAACTACCCATCCCTCATGACCGGGCTGTTGTCTATCTAACTGCTGCAATAGGTCCATTTTAATATCATGCAATAATACAAATGCAGTAAAGGCCGCACCCATTCCATCTAAATTAGAACTAGGACTCTGTAGGTATTCCACAATATTTCTATATTTACGTGGTGTTACTGTATCCCGCAACCATGTGCCAAATCTAGAGATCAAAGTATCAGCAGTAAACCCTTCTTCATGTTCACTATGTATTACATTGTTAATGAAATCTACACATAATCTTGGCAAATCACTTATCTGCATCTGTCTAAGTTCCGATGGATTAAACAATGTATCAATATCATTACCATGTAGTTCTATTATATTTCTTAGTTGTTTGGTTAAATTACGGTCGCTGGGTTTAACATTATCAGTTGGTTTAACTGGGTTAATAATAGTTAATCCAGGTACTGGGTTAAGTTTTATATTACCTATAGGTTCTTTATTTGCACCATGGTCTTTGTAATATGTGTGTACGGCCACACCCACATGACTGTTGGCAATACTTTCTCCCAATTCACTATTTGTTGGGATTTTATATTCCACAGTATTAGGTTTAAAAACTAAACATCCGGTGTCTTCGACAGGTTTCTCCGAGTACAATAGATCACCATGAATAAAACCTCGAAATTTAGGAGGAACAGCTCGGGCCAACAACGGCCATAACATTTCATATACGGGGGCCAGATGTTCTTTACGAGTACCCATATCATCGGCATCGCGCCCATCTAAATGACTAATAAGGTTGGCGGGATTGGAAAATAGACCGTCGTAAGTTTTCGCATTGTACCCACTAACGTCTGTTAATATAAAAGCACCATTGTTGTCGCGGCCAAATATAACAGCTGGTTTGCCGTCCCATTTTACTGTTGCTGAATTGGGGGCATCCTTGGCTAAGTGTCTAATATGAGTAAGGGCAGCAGTAATTCCTGCGACGCCTTTCCTAAATACCAAATCTTCAATATGATCAATGCCACGTGTTCTACCACCGTGAATCTCGGGCATATCAGATTCTATTAACTTCAACATGCCCTTATTGACAATACGATCACGCAATCTAGAAAGAAAATTGATGTCAGATTCGCTCTGTGGATTGGGATTCTTTATAAAACTAAAATCAGTTTGTATAAATCCTCTGGCAGGATTGCCATTAATCGGAGTTTTGAAGTAGATCTTTGATCCTGAATTTTTTACATATTCTCTTGATTTAAGCTCTTGGCTATCACACCAATGCCGCAATTCTGCCATTAATTGATCCGGAGATATCTTATTAGCATCCACATTAAGTTCTAGTTTATGCAAACTATGCTGGTCAGCATTGCTAATATTATCCAGTAGATTTAAATCAACCATGTGTTCAAGCCACTGGACTGTTGTTTTAATATCCGTCTGTTCGATACGCTGAGTATCTAACTTTCCATCTTTATCGTTAAACACCAGATGCATCTGTTTTCCTTACTGTACGTGTGAATTTAGCTGGATCGCGTAATTTAATTGCATTAATTAATTTGCGAGTAAGGTTATCTGCTTGTTCAGGTGTATATGTTTGATCTATTTGTTCCAATAAACGAATAGCTGACGAAATTATGTTATTGGCGCGGTTTTCGATAACATGACGTTGGTCATATTCGATGTATATCGAGTCCAATTCTTCCAATAAACTACGGGTTTTCTTTTGCATTTTAACCAGAACCTTTTTATTATTTATTACGATTTCAAATATAAAGATCCGAATTAACCGCTCTTAATTTGAGATAACATCTGTTTTAGTTTATTACTTTGCAATTCTGCTGTAATTTTTCCTGTTTCTTCTTTATTTCCAGTATCAACAACTCTGCTTTGTGTTTTAATGTTTTCCAGTACACTGGGACGTTTAAACGAGCTTACTGCACTTGCATCTTCGGGCAAATCACTAATTCGCATGGTTTCTACGTTGTATTCCAGTTCGACTTTTTGCCCTACGCCAGTACTACTACGTGATTTCATACACTGAATTTGATAACGGCCACGCTCTTTCATAGCTCTGCTGGTGAAAATACCAAATACGTTATCAGCTGTGTTGATCTTACTAATACCACCAGCAATATGACTATGGTCAAATTCAATTTCTTCCACCGCACTTCGATTTAACTGCGATGCGGTTACAAATAATACACCCAGTTCCTGTGATAAATTGCGCAGTTCTTCCGCCACATATTTGTCCTTAATAAACTGATCGTTAGGATTTACTTTAACCGATACTGGCATTACCAAATCCAAATAATCCACCATGACAAAGTCAACTTTAATACCAGTTTGCACCTGTACTTCTTTCAAATAAGCACGAATATCGTTAACATTACTCTGTGCGGGCAATGCCTTAACACGATATTGTCCGGCTTTTTTACTAAAAACTTTAACTTTTAGTTCCGCAGAATCCATGTCTTTTCTAATATCTTTAGTTGACATACCGGATAGCATGGCGTCAGTTCGTAATCCAACTAGTTCCTCACTAAGTTCTAGACTAACATACACTCCACTTAGTCCTTGTTCTAGCCAACTAATAGCAATGTTCATCATAACCAAAGATTTACCTGAACCAGACCCACCGGCAAAAATGTTCAATTCGCCACGACTGAATCCACCATATAGTATTTTATCTAGACTTGGCCAGCCTGTACTTACTTGTCCACCACTGTTAAAATATTTGTCATTTCTTGCTCTGGGACTGGCAAAATAATCTGTTCCCATGTCCTTTTGCAAGGAGATCTGTACCGCATCTTTAATTAATTTTTCTACCGGGGCAAATTCACCTTTTTCCAATAAGTCGGCTGACTTAAGAATAGCTCGTTCTAGTTCCTGTCGTTGAGTAAATTTCTCAAATTCGTCCATAAACCATTCTAAACTACCATCAGGCAGATCTGGAATTTCGTTTAATTTTATACCAGTTGTTGCTGATACTTGTGCTAGGATCGGCAATGAACTATGGTCATTATAGTGTCCCTTAATAAATTCTGCTGCTGGTCTAATGCTACGATCAAAATTTTCTGGATTATATATATTCTGTACACGAATAAAAGACTCAGCATCGTGCAGCATCATTTCCAAAAATAACCGTTGGGTCTCAATTCCGTAATCGTTTAACAAGTTGTCTTTTCCTTAACTCAATTTTAATTTTGCTGGTTTCTTTGGACTGCAATATAGTTATTAATGTTGCAATCTTACCTAATCTTATTACTGCATCGTTTACATCTTTAATGTCATCAGGCCACTCGGGAATACTAACAGGCCAGTTTAATTCTATAGCGCGATCCACTAATTCCATACCGGCAATATCCTGGTCCGGGACTACTATTATTTCTTTACCTATATTGCGTATTAACCTAGCCTGCGCATCGCTTACTGTATTATGCATTAAAGCTAGACCATTAATACTTAATGCGTCAAATATACCTTCTGTTACGATTACATATTGCCAATCGAAATGCTGTAGGTCTGTACCGAATACATAGCCTGGCTGAAAATCATTGATCCATACCGGTTTACGATCATCTAAAAATCGTGTCGTTCTACCAACTAATGTGTTATTGTAGGTAAATGGAATAATAACACCGGTCCGTGCGCCCTTAGTTGAGCTAATCATATAAGGATAATCAATTGGTACTTGTCTGCGGCGTAAGTAATTCCAAATGTCGGTATGGTCGGGAGTTACAAATTCTACACCACCCATATCTTTTTCTTCAAAATGAATGCCTAGTATAGCATCGGCTATTTTTTGTCTTTCGTCTATAATCCCTTCCACACTACGATGGCGCATACTATCTAATTGAATTCGGTCAATTTCTTCTGCGGGGACATTAAGCCAAGATAAAAATTTGCGTGCCTTGATACTGAGATTACGTCCTAATATAAAACTGGCGGTAAAATTACAATTAAAGCAATGATAACTCCATCCTTCATTACTGCTTTTAAATCCACCTCTTTGCCGTCGATCCACACTTTCACCATTGTGTACGCAACACGGTCCATTGAATGACACCCAGCCTGAACTGGATTGTTTTCTTTTTGCTGGTAAGAAGGAGGTGATGTCAATCATGCTATAGTTTAGCAGATATAACTACGCTAAATCAACTTTATCGGTATAATATGTTTGTAATATAACCAGTTGATATAATGGGAAATGCACCTTGATTAGCGGGCGGTACCGGATATGCAGCAGGATTTACCCCACCAGCCGGGATAGGCCAATAACCTGACCCACCATTGATAATATTAAAACCAGTAACTGTACCCGATCCACCAAGCGTAGCTTCAACAATGGCACCGGATCCACTGCCCAGGATATCAACTTTAGGCGGCGCTAGATATCCAGACCCACCATTTTGAATTACCATATCGGTTAGTACCCCATCTGTACAAACAGCGTAAGCCGATGCTGGTACTCCCGGGGGATTCGGTGTAGAGAAAAGACTGTTATTAAAACATAATCGAAGTAACGGGTACCATCCATACACATTCATATGAATTGTACCAGTTTTATTCAAATAAGTGGTAGATTCTGTGATGTTAATCCAGATACTCTCATAATTTTGTGCCCATTGTGCTTTGATAGTTCCAGTATATCCGATTAAATCCAGTTGAATTGTGGTTACAAAATTCCTTGGTTCAATGAAACTTGAATAAAATTCTGTATTTTGATAGTTGTTAAAAAACATACTACCGTTTCCACCATAATACCAATTACCGGCCCACCCAGGATAATTTTGATACGACGCACCATCTAATGATGTCTGCGCACTTAGCTTTGTAGTAGGTAATGTGCATGGGATAGATGGTATAAACTGCGGGAATACTGAATTCTTGAGGTCGATAGGAGCGCGGGCACCGGCCTGTGCATTTGTAAATACTGCTTGATTTAGGTTACCGCTTTGCACGCTAATAGAATAACTAGCTGGTTGCGCTATTAACTCTAGTGTATCCTGCGCCGGTACATATACTTTTACTTGTCCAGTTGCGGCATTGAGTATAGTCATTGGTTCTTGTAATAACAGTACTGTACCCTCGGTATTTGTTACACGAAAAGTAAAGGTACACCCGTTTACGTTAACCGGCTTTTCATCCTGGTTAACAAAGGAAAATAGGAGTACATTATCTACCCCTAAATTAAGAGTTAGTCTTTTAGCATACACTGGATCGTACCTCGCAGTAAAGTATTGCCCACTGCTGTCGAGCAATAGCACTTGAGTTCGTTGCTGATAAAGGTAAGCGGTGGTAGAATACATACATCTTATTTAGCTATATTTTGAAAGATGTTTTTGAACATAAATATTCAGAACCGATAACTACATTAGATGAACAAAGAAATCTTCGAAAAACTGACCGAAAAGTATCCCTTTATAACCCTATGTGTATATTCTACCCAAGAATATGTGGGAATAATACAAAACCGTGATGATGCGATTACTACTATGTACGATTTTGGTAGTATCATTGACATGGAAGCCAAAAAGTTGTTTTTGGAATTAGCCAATGTATGGTGGTGGGAAAGTAACAGAAGTATTCCCATTAACATATTTCTTAAAAAAGAATGGGAACCATTCAGGGGTTATATTCGTACGTTTATCAATAAGGACCTTGAAATAATTCATGGTCCGATATGTAGTTTAGCAGAATTAGCCCGCAGCAAATCAAAACGTAGATCTATTACTCTTGTTCGTCGAATGCCGGAGTAGATTCTTCCAACAGATTCATATGTAACGCCACCAGTGCGCTATATGAGATAGAGTGACTTTTCTTAAACGTAAAACCTCGGCTATCATCGCCGTCCCATACACTGGCAAATACTTCTTTCCAGGGACGATTTTGCAAATGAGCTTTTCCAGGACGTATAATTGCTATAAATGCCGCCATTCTAGGAATAGAATTGGGCTGCATATTTGCCAATAGTTCAGTATATTTTCCCACATGTACGAGATTTTTGGTCCATTCGGGATCAGTCCATAGGCGTTGCCAATTAGGCTCTTTGGCCAACAACTGATCATAGTGTTCTTGAGACTTTATCAGTTTGTACACAGTCATATTCAACAGATCTATCTTGAAATAACCACGATCCTCGGCTTCTTTATAGTCTATTGCAGCACATAGATGTATAGGATCATACGGAATTTCGGTTACATATACACCAGAGTTGTGATTGCGAACTTTCCCCTGTACTGTTTGCCTCGCAGGTATGGCTTTGATTAGTTTTAGTACCTGTTCCCTGTCTGCTAAGTCTAAATCAATATCTGCTGACATTACCAACCTGCCTTTTTTAATAATTCCTGTGCCGCTGCACGATTATCCGGATCTTCTTTTAATTTCTTGGTCCAAATATCTGGGTCAATATATGACCATATCATGGTTCGATGTTCGCTGGTGACATCCGACAAAAATTTCTGCCCCGACTCGGAGTTATACAATACCCAGGGGCTAATTCGACCCGCAATAATAGCCTGCACAATGGCATTATGATTGCCGTATCTTAAATAATCGTGAGATGGCGCTTCTTTATCTTCGCCCCAGTCTAACGAATGTTCGATTGCCCTTGTAAGTGCATCTTCCATGCGTTCTACCTTAAGATAAAACAAAAGGTATTCTTCGTATAGCGTATCACTACACCAATAGTCTAATTTTTTATTTTGTTTCAATATCCATTCTATAAATCTTGCAGGATTTACGACTCGAGTATTGACACAATAATGACCAAATTTTACGAAAGCCTTATAATATGGGCTGTCACAAAAGTTATCATATGTTTTTGACTTCGCTGACCCCTGAGTTAATTCATAAAATTTAAGATATGCGTTAAATCCTAATCGCACTCCTGCTTCATCTTTTACTTGTCTGCGCCGTCTTGGTTCACACGAATGTGCAGCCAAGCTGGATTCTCTTACAAAAGATTTTTTACAATACTGGCAGGTAGTATTCATTCTACTCGTTCAAAATGTCGGTCAAGTTTATGTTCTTTAATATAAGTCCAACGGTCACATAGCTGTGTTAATGAAATAAACACTGGTAATAATAGTGCTACTTCATTTGCAGTGATGTGCTTTACCGGCTTATATCTCCAATGGGCACCTTCGTCGTCTGCAAAAATAATTTCTTTAAGTACTGGGATCACTGCCACTTCTTTTTTCTTTCGTAATGGCCAAATCATTTTTTTGTCTCCTGCCCCAATTCTTTCAAATAACTGTCTATATCTTTTTTAGTATTAATTTTTGCCATCAAATCAATCTCATCATCTCTCAAATGAGGAAATAGTTCTGCTAGTTGTTTTTTAATTCCAGTGGGTTCTTTTTTCTTGGGAGATATCCAATTATGTCGAAATACTCCCATGCCCGGGCTTACGCTAGTAGCGCATAGCCACTGTAGTTTAGGATGTTTGGCTGTAGCAAAGAAATGCTTATTCAATCGCTCATTAGTAGCAATCAAATAATATTCCTGCAATTCAATACTACCCTGTACACTACTAC